CAATTATCATCACTGGAGTCACTGGTCAAGACGGCTCCCTAATGGCCGACTACATTCTCAACAATACTGACCTCTTTGTTTATGGAGCACATCGACGTTTGAGCGTTCCTAATCATCAGAATATAGAACATTTAAAGAATCATGAACGATTCTCCACAATTGATCTAGACATCACTGATCCTGAGAATATCAATCAAGTAGTTCGAGAAATTAAGCCAGATTATTTTGTTAATTTTGCCGCTAATTCTTTTGTTGGCAATAGCTGGAAAATGCCAATCAATCACATGCAAACAAACTGCATGGGTGTTCTCTATTGCTTGGAAGCCATTCGAAACTTCTCACCTGAGACAAGATTCTATAATGCTGGAAGTAGCGAACAGTTCGGAGACGTGATCTACTCTCCGCAGGATATTAATCATCCTTTCCGTCCGCGCTCTCCGTATGGCGCTGCAAAGTGCGCTGCACATCATCTTGTAAAAGTCTATCGAGACTCTTACAGCATTTACGCTGTTCAAGGCATCTTGTTTAACCATGAAGGTGTCCGTCGCGGAGAAGAGTTTGTAACACGCAAAATCGCAAAGAACGTCGCAATAATCCATAACGCAAAGGATGATAATGAGCCATTTCTTCCTATGGAGCTTGGTAATCTTGACGCCAAAAGAGATTGGAGCGATGCTGAAGATTTTGTGAGAGGCGTGTGGCTTATGTTGAATCAAAATAGCCCTAAAGATTATGTTCTCTCAGCTAATGAAACTCATTCAGTCCGAGAGTTTGTAGAGCTAGCATTTAAAGAAGCTTTTATTGATGGCGAATGGTTTGGCAATGGCGTTGAAGAAGTTTTTCTAGATAAAGAAACAAAGCAAAAGCTTGTTGTTATCAATCCAGCATTCTATCGCCCAGCCGAAGTTGAACTGCTTTGGGGCGATTCAAACCCAGCAAGACAAGAGCTTGGCTGGAGTCCAAAAACATCTTTCTCGAAACTTGTTGAAAAAATGGTTGCATCAGAGCTTGGTTGGCCTTATAATAGTTAGTGGCTAAATCAAAGAAACCAAATAAAAAACTCATAGTTTCTAAATTTGTCGAGATTCCCGCTAAATCAAAGCGGGAGTTTTGGCAGCGTGAATATATCTTACTCAATCGTTTAATTGAGAGGTATAGTTTGGAATTTCTCGAAAACACTTCCTTTTCTTTCAAAGGGGAAAGTTTAGCTATTCTTTTTGCTGCCAAGATTCTAAAAGACCTTGATTTAAGATTCAAGATTTACAACTCTTGTCTAAAGAAGGAGACTGAAGTGATCGTATTACAAGACGATCCATCAATTGAAAAACGGCAAATCGCCAAGAAAACTAAAACAATTAGAGACTTTTTAAATGGCCAAGACTAAAAATACAGAAGAAAAAAAGACGACTTCATCAGATATTCTGAACACGTTCTTAAAGCAGAATTCAGAAGATCACTACAACTTTGAAGAAACTGTTGACTATAAGGTGTCAAGTGGTTCTTTACAACTCGATTTGCAGCTTGGTGGTGGCTTCGGCCCAGGACTTCACCGCTTTGTAGGAATGAATGAAGGCGGTAAAACCAGTGAAGCGTTGGAAGTGATGAAAAACTTCCTTGTCGAGATTCCAAACAGTAAAGGCTTTTACATCAAAGCTGAAGGTCGTCTTTCTCCAGAAATGCAAAAACGTTCTGGTATTAAGTTCGTATTCACTGCTGATGAATGGATTGCTGGCACTTGCTTTGTATTTGAAAGCAATATTTATGAGACTGTTGTTGACGCAATGCGCCAACTTGTTTCTAAAAATGAGGAGGGAATTAAGTTCTGCTTTTTGCTTGATGCCGTTGACGGTTTGATTGCAAAGAACGACATGGACAAATCCTTTGAAGAAAGCGCTAAGGTCGCTGGTGGCGCTGTTATTGCGGCAACATTCATGAAGAAGCTTTCTATTGCTCTCGCAAAGCGCGGGCACATGGCCATCTTTATCTCCCAAGTAAGAGCAGACATTAAGCTCGATCCATATTCAAAAGCTCCAGTTCGTCAAACTTCTGCAACTGGCGGCAATGCTCTTCTCCACTTTGCCAATTGGATTCTAGAATTTGAGCCGCGATTCAAAGGTGATTTGATTCTTCAAAACCCAAGCGATAAAACTATTGACGTTCAAAAAAATCCTCCAGTTGGACATTGGGCTAAAGTCACTGTAAAGAAATCTCCAAACGAAAAAACAAACCTAACTATTCCATACCCTATTCGATATGGAAGAACTGGCGGCAAATCAATCTGGATTGAAAAAGAGATTGTAGATTTGCTACTTGCTTGGGAAATGGTAATTAAGGGCGGCGCTTGGTTTTCCCCAAGCGAAGACTTTTTGCAAATGCTCACAGAGGTTGGTATGTCTTTTCCTGAAAAGATTCACGGCGAAGCAGCCTTATTTAAGGCTATCGAAGAAGACTCAGCTTTGTTAAAATATCTAGTCGAATATTTCCGCAAGATGATCTCCAATGAAGTTTAAAACAATATATGGTAAAGAGAAGACGTTAAAGAATTCTCGCCAATACCTTATTGATTGGAATAAAAAAACTCGTAGTAAATTTCAAGACGAGGTTAAAAAATTCCTATACAGTTATTGGAAAGACGATGTTGTTTTTGAAGAGCTTAGGTTAGTCGAAACCCGACTGACCTTTGACTTTTTCAACGCGAATAGAAAAATAGCCATTGAAGTTCAAGGGCAGCAACACACAAAGTTTGTTCCTTTTTTTCATGGCAATCGCATCAAGTTTTTACAGCAATTAAAAAGAGATTCAAAGAAGTGTGATTTTTGTGAAATCAATGGTTTCAAATTAATTGAAATCTACGACGTTAAAGAATTGACAAAAGATTTTTTTGAATCTCATGGAATTTATTTATAATATTTAATATGGGAAGAAAAAAAAATCTCGAAGAGCAGATGCCTAAATTTCACATGCCTCCAAACCTCATTGATCAACTCTATGAGTTAAGTGGAAACGCAGATAAATACAAAGGAGTTATTGTTGCTTATATATCAGAAGATGGAATTCCTTTGATTTACGCCAAATACGATTCTCAAGTTGTGGAATTTGGCATGAGAAAAGCAATGGAAAAATATTTAGAAAACATTGAGGCTTCTGAATTCACCATTGACCCAAACGAAGATTTCGGACAAGAAGGACTTGACCAAGATGAATGATCGTGTATCGTATAGATAGCATGATCTATTCTTACGAACTTGAGAAACAACTTTTGGCAGGGTTAATTAAAAACCCTGAAAACTATTTTGATATTTCAGCCTTCATTAACGAAAAAGACTTTTATAGCGAAGATAACAGTTTAAATAAAACAATCTTTACTATTGTTCGTCAAGCGTTAGAGGCTCACGAAGATATTGATGATGTAATCATCGCTCAGAGAGTTCAAAATCTTGGAATCTCATTTGACGATGTTGTTAATGTTGCAGAATATGTAAAGTCTCTTGGCATGAGAAAGGTTTCAGAAGGAAGCCTTATCAAAACAGCTAGAGAGCTTAAAAAATATACAATCAGAAGAGAAATCTACGAGTCTTCTCAATCTATCGCTAAGAAGATGAAGACTCTGCCTGCTGAGAGCAGTTATTCTGAAATCATTTCTGTAGCTGATAAAGAGTATAATAGTCGAATTAACCAATACGAAGTTGGTAACGACTCTCCAGAAAACATCTACGATGAAATGGAGAAACTCATTGAAGATCGCGGCTTAAATCCCGTCACCGAATTTGGCATGATGGGGCCGCATGAGAGAATCAATGATATTTATGGTTCCCTCCTACGCCCAGGGAATATTACCGTTGTTGTTGCTCGATCTGGCGTTGGCAAGACTCAGTTTTGTATGGACTACAGCACGAAAGTGAGTTTGAAATACAATGTTCCAGTTCTACATTTTGATAATGGAGAAATGAGCAAAGAGGAACTTATCATGCGTCAATGTTCTGCTCTTAGCGGCGTTCCCATGCACTTGATTGAAAGCGGTCAATGGCTTCGCGCAGGCAAGGAAATTGTTGACAAGGTTAGAAGTGTTTGGGCTAAAGTGAAGAAGCTCCAATTTTATTATTATAATGTTGGCGGCATGGATGTTGATTCCATGATTAATACTTTAAAACGCTTTTACTATTCTAAAGTCGGCAGAGGTAAACAAATGATTTTCAGCTTTGACTATATCAAAACAACTTCTGATATGGGCGGTGGAAGCAAAACAGAATGGCAAGTTGTTGGCGAAATGGTTGACAAATTTAAGAGATGCGTTCAGAAAGAAATCCTTCACGAAGGAGTGCCAATTATTCCTATGATCACTTCTGTTCAGTCAAATCGAAGCGGTATTACCAACAACCGCAACTCTTCTAACGTGATTGATGATGAGAGCATCGTGTCTCTTTCTGATCGAATTACTCAATTCTGCTCCCACATGTTTATTCTGCGAAATAAGACTGCTGATGAGATCTTAAATGAAGGAGCAAGGTTTGGTACTCACAAGCTCATCAACGTAAAGGCAAGGCATCTAGGGCGCGATGTAGCTGGCGCTGTTGAACAGGTTCAAGTTGGAGATACTCTCCGAAAGAACTTTATCAA